TCCAGCGTCTCGCGCTGCATATCGTCTAGTATTCTCCATTTCTTGCCGCGCCGCATGGCGTCCTTCAGTTCCTGTGCCATCATAGACACTTGATAATAATCGCCGTGTGTCTTCTCGCGTTCGTCTATGATGTCAGTCATCTCTTACCTCCTTTACAGTCAGCCTTAGTCCAAGGACGTTATAGCATGCCTCCAGTTCCGCAACGCGGGGGCAGTGCCGCGTTCGCCAGCCCTTGAACGTGTTTCTTGCGATGCCCGTCCGCTCGGCCATGTCGGTGACGCCGATCCGCTGGCGGTTCATCTCTGCGTACAGTTGCCGCACTAGAGGGTGCGCGTGCTGCGGGATGGGCATGTGGCGAAAACGTCTCACGGCGTCTCCTGCGGCAAAATCAGTTCAATCCAGTCCTCAGTGCCGTCAGTGTGGATTTCTATCCCCGGCCACGCATTGATAGCGGCGGCGATGGCGATAGCAATGTCCTGTTCTTCTGTCGTGTAACAATCTCTGGATGCGTAGTTGTAAGCCCATAAAGCCTCCTTCACCACCTCATCAGGTATCTGCTCAGGCTTAATCACAGTCCTTCCCCCTTTTCACAATCAATGATCACCTTCACACAGGCGATGCGGTGCGGTGCATAAACTGAGTTTGCCTCATTTTTGCTTCCGTGAAGATTGGCGCACTGAGGATACACATTGATCCACACCTCACGCTGGATGCGGGGCTTCACCTCAATGAGGTCTTCGGGTCCATCCTTCAGGTATGACCTTCCATCCTTAATCCATTGGTATGGCTCCCAACCGTAGGTGTTCTTGATTGCACCATGCACAGGAACAGAGCCGCTTCCATCCACCGCATAGATGCGAACCTCGCGGCCATCCCTAGTCTTGTAATGCTTACCGAGTTCAATCATTGCTTGTCTCCTTATGTAATGGCGTAAAACCAAGTGCGGCGCGGGCTTCTTCGGAGCTTTCAACCTTCAGCAAGTCAACACCCTCCATAATCAGATCATCACAATCGTAGTGCGGATAGGACAATAAAAAACCCTCTCCACAACAGAACTCAACAACGGTGAACGCTTTTAATGCATAAGCCCGCAGCCTCTCCACCTCTGCGGTGAGGCGGGTATTTTGATCAGTCAGCAACTGGACGTAGCCATCGCGGTCATTCGCCAAAAGATCATTCTCTGCGGTGAGGCGAATGATGGTGTCGGCGGCTGTCTCCAGCATTTCTACGCCATTGAATTCGTATGATGCTCTCAGCCTCTCCACAATATCACTCATCCTTGTCTCCTGAGCGTGCGGCGCGGGCTTTGACCCTAAACTTCGGTTTCGCGCTCAGTCTGCGTTGCATTTCCACGAAAGTATCGGCCACGATCTCCAGACAGTTCAAGGCATTGTATTCTTCTGAACTGTCCATCTCCCGCAGATCATCAAACAGACATCGGCTCTTGAGCACTGAGATGTAAACGGTTGAGAGCTTGAGCATGTGGGCAAATTGATCATCATCCATTACTTCACTCACCAATCCCTCCCAGATGCTAGTGCCGCTGCTCGATGTGCCTCTGCCAACTCCTCTCGAAGCCGCCGGATTCTTCTGTCAGCATCAGCCAACTCTTTCTGCAATTTCCTCACCGTCTCGCCCAATGCGCGATTGACGGTTTCAAGATCAGGTTCTCTGGTCATCAACGCCTCCTCTTCTTTTTGCCGTACAACACAGACACGCCAACCTGGTGGCATCGTTTCGCCAAGGCCGCATTGCCTCGTGCTCCGCGCCAGCACATAGCCAAGTGTTTCATGCCATAATGCGTTTGCGTAGCGCATGATGCGCGCCGGATGTCACCACGGTAGCCCATAGCCCTCGCTGTGCCACGCAGCACCTGCAATGGACCGGATGCACTGCTTCGCTTGTTGTGGTTGTGGCATTGAACACCGCTCTCGATCTTTGCCATCTTCAAGGCGAACCCGACCGGCACGCCTTGCCGTCTTGCCTCCGATGTAACCAATCGAGTCGCATCCGAAGCATAAGCCAAGACACTTCCAGCCGTCATTGCGGCGATCAAAACAAGATACCTCATCACGGCCAGTACACTCCTATGAGGAAGCCAAGACCGACCATGATTGGACCGCAGATCAGCCAGTCTGTCAGGGAGAGCCGAGGGGCACAGCTCTCCCTGATCTGGGCAGACTTGGCATACCGCTGATCAGCAGCGGCCACTGAACCGGACAGCACGCCCGGATCGCCATGAAGCCACTGCTCTTGTGTGGCATCGTATTCATATTTGGCCATGATGTTCCTCCTTGAAACTATGGCAAGCCTAGACTATAGTTCTCAATCAATCGTTAATGTAAGCATCCGGTTTGCTCCAACGGATGCTAGGGGCGGTGGCTATCCTCCTTTAGTCGCCGCCCCGCTCATATTCAACAAAGACAGCAGCTTGTCACTGGCATCGGTTGCACCATAGCCAACAATAACGTGATGGCCAATGCTTTCCAAGTATGAAATCATGCCGTCTTGATCCGATGAAGTTCGTCCACCCTTCTGGCGCTTCATCTCGATCCAGATTCCCCATGCCGGGATGAACAAGTCTGGCACGCCAGGAACAACGCCTTCGGCCTTCAGCTTCTTTGCCGTCGAGATGTTACGCTTGCCGCCGTTCGGTATTGCAAAGATCAATACACGAGGCCATTTGGCGCGAAACCATTTCACGAATCCGGCTTGTTCTTCGTGTTCAGAAGGGAGGGAAACCGTTAAACGCATCGCAGCCTTCTTTCTGTACGTCATCAGGTACAACGTCACGCCAATGAGTGCAATATCGAGCATCGTACAGGCTCACGCAATCAGAACAGCGGCTCTTGTAGTTCTGCCAACTCTGCGGCGGTGAGGCGCTTGGGCTGGCTATAGTCGAGTTGTACAATGTCGTGGAACTTGTCATTCGGCTTCACCTTTATCCTGCGCGGCTTGATCCAGTGGTCGCACTCTTGCATGGCGTCTTCTGTGGTCATGGCAGACGCGCCTAGCGATGGCATCCGCTTCTGGTATCGCTCCGCAGCATAGCCTCCGTGATCAGGGCATAGCCACTCGGAGACTTTGATCAGGCCGCAATAATAGGTGACACGAACGCTATCCGGCTTGCCTTCCTTGCGCCAGCGGGAATAGCCAACATCGTCAACGTCAACCCATTCGGCTTCTACCTGTGTGGAGATCATCGCGCCAGAATATGCCTTCGTTCCGTGGTTGAACTGCGGAGGCGGGAATTCGTGGCCGCACTCAATGCACACTCTAACGGCGGCATGATTGACAGTCAAACATTCCGGGCATTTCTTGACGGGCGCTTCGCCGTTTTCCGATTTGCCTTTAATCTTTGGCTTGATCTGATCAATGAAGCCGTGGCGCATCACGTTGTCGCCGTAGTCCAGCACCAGGCAGTTGTCTTTCCCCGGCGCAATGCGTGTGCCGCGCCCGACAATCTGGATGTACAGGCCGGTGCTTTCGGTAGCCCTTACGATTGCCACGAGATCGACATGCGGGACATTGAAGCCCGTGGTCAGCACGTTAACATTGATCAGGCACTTGCTGCCGCCACGTCGGAACCGCTCGATCTTGTCGGCGCGTGCGCTCATGCCATCGGAACCAGTCACGACATCCGCCTCGATGCCGTGCGTCTCGAACTCGGCGCGGAGCAACTCGGCGTGATTGACACCGCAAGCGAAGACTAGCCACGCCTTGCGCTCCGCACCATAGCGCACGATTTCTGCAACCGTTTCTGTTACCAATTCCGGATCAGATGCAGCCTTGGCTAGTTCGCTCTCGATATACTCCCCGCCACGTTTGCCGACGTTCGAGAGGTCTATAGTCTTGACACCGCTCTTGCTAATCACTGGGGCCAGGAAGCCCTGCTCCATGAGATCAGCAACCGGAATATCATATGCGATGCCATCGAAGATCGCGTTGTCGCCTTCGTGCAGCCAGCCACTATCCAGCCGGTATGGCGTTGCCGTAAGACCGACCACCTTAACACCGCGATTGCATATGCGAAGGTCCGAGAGGAACTTGTTGTAGCGTGTGCCGTAGTTCTTCGGGATCAGATGCGCCTCGTCTACGATCACCAGATCAGGCGCTGGCACCATCTGATAGGCCTTCTTGTGGATCGACTGAATGCCCGCGAATGTGATCGGCTTCCTCAGAACTTTCTTCTTGAGGCTGGCGCTGTAGAAGCCAACATCTGCCTCGGGATAAAGCGCCACCAACTCGCTGGCGTTCTGCTCCAGCAACTCCTTGACATGCGTCAAGATCAGAACGCGCGTGCCGGGATAACTCATCGCATCCTTGATAAGATGCGCGATGATCAGGCTCTTGCCCGAGCCAGTCGGTGCGACGATGATCGGATTGTCGCCCTTCTTGTCTGACCAATAATTATATAGGCCATCAATGGCAGCGCGTTGATAGGGGCGAAGTTCTAGCATTAGATAGCCCACTCAATCGTTGTTGAGCCGATATGATCTTGATCCCAAACACACCAGCAGAAATCTATAGACCCACCACCGCGAATAGATTCGCCATGCGTGCGCAGCATTTCGCCTGGAGGCATAGAAGGTCTACGGCTAAACATGATCACTTTCTGCATCTCGCGGCGATGGAACAAACTATGCCGCCTTTGAGATGCGAGGAATTTTGTCTGAACAAGTGCGGCAACCTTGTGTTTCGTGATCTTCAAGGCGTGTTCAATTACTGATTGTGCAATTCCATACGGCGGATTGGTTACAATATTATCATATGCACGAAGATCGCTCATAAAGTCTTGGTTCTCATAGCCATATCCACGATCAATCAAATCGGCTCCGGTTGCACCTAGCATATTCGGAATCGTTCCCATGCCGCAGCATGGATCATGGATCGAGCCTTTGAATTGAACGCTCAATCTCAAGGCGTCAATGCACCAAGATGGTTCTACATACCAATCGTTTTCATCTCGTGTGTATTCAGACGGGCGCTCACCCATTATAAAACTCCCTTCCCTTGTTCCTCACGATCTCGCCGTCTTCGTTGATGTAATCGATCCAGTCTTCTCCGGTGTCATGCACCGGCAACTTCACCAGTGCCGGATTGTATATGTGATCACCGCAGCCGCTGCGCTGGTCGATCTCATCGAGTGCCTTCTTGTGCCTGGCGCATGACCAGCCTTCAGCCTCTGCCGTCGAGAAGGCGCATGTGCGGCAGTTCAGTTCCGCTGCACCGTCTCCGTGGCATATCGAATGATACGGACAGAACTTGCACTCGAACCATGCCGGATCATTGCTGATGCCCAGCGGTGGCCGTTCGGTCGATATGATCGCTCTGGCCTTCTCAATAAGCCCCTCTGCAAAGGCATGATCAACCTTCAACCTCTCCGCATAAATCTCGTCGGTGTTCTTGTTGACCGAAATAAACAGGCAGCGATCCAGCCCGCTCAAGTGCATTCCGATCTGGCACTGTGCATAGTAGACCGGCTTCGCCTTCTCGACGCCGAGGTTGCAAAGCACCTTGAAATACTTCTCGCTCATGGTCTTCACTTCGAGCGTGTGGACCTTGGAACTTTCCGGCAAGCCCTCGACAACTCCGTCCAGGCTCAAGGCGAAATGCCCACCGACCCCCGTATATCGGAACTGCTGGCCTGTTGCCGGATCGCGATCCCAGACGGTGCATCCGGCGGCGCGCAGGTTCTGGATCACTCGCAGTTCCTCGCGTTCGCCAGTCTCGAAGAGGCGCAAGATGCGGCCTTCGTGCTTCTCGGTATAGGTCCACCGGAACTGATACCAGAGTGCACGGGCGCAAGTGTTGCCGATCTGCGACCCGCCAAGATGCGGCCTGTGTGCGTTGCGGCGGTTGTCTTCGTATCGCTGATAGATCGCCTTTACGATTGGAGATGTCATATCTAGTTTCATTCGTCTTCGCTCCCGGTAATGCTCTCGATCATCCTTCGATCATAGTGCATAAACATGCTAATTGCTTTTGCATTGCAGCCTTCGTCGTGCATCCACTTGATGATCTTCATCCGCCTGATTGTTACTTCTTTCGTCATGTTCTCATTTTGCTGGGCAATGACACGCTTGTAGAAGTCGCTCGTAGCCGTTTCGCTTGCGCCGAAGTTCTTGGCAATTTGATTCCAGAATCGCCTCTTGATCCGCAGCTTCTCGATCCGCCGGAAGTCATCCATCGACCAATCGCGGCGAACCATTTGCGTCTTTGGCCGATCTTCTTCACTATCGGTCCATGTGTAGCGTTTGAATTGCGGCATATAGTCAACGTCAACATCGTTCCAGACGATGCGGCCTTCGACATCAAAACTCCAGAAGTTGCCGTCTAGCTGCTGCTTCATGAAGCGTTCGATTGCATAGGTGTCGGTGGTCATAAATTAAACTTTTTCTTCTCAATACGCTCACGAAGCTCTTCTAAAGATAAAATAATTTTGTTTATGTTTTCTACGCTTTGATCGTTCAGTTCTGGATCGAAATCACAAGCACTTTCTATAACATCGAAAAGGTCAAAATGAACGCTTGGAAAATCAGGATGAAAAGCAATTTCTAATTCAATTCCATCTTGCTTTTCTATCCACAGCCAAGCTGTGGCGTGTTCGTAAGTTGTAGCAAAAGCATCAATAATAACATCCATTGGAGATTTGTTTACATCAAAACAATGCGGTAGAAAAAATTTTTCAATCATTTTTTTGTATTCATCGTTTGACATAAAATCAACATCATAGTTAAGCCTTTGTTTGCCTGACTTTGTTTTGCTAATTGGGCCCATTTCAATTTCTCCTTATATGGTTATGGGGCGACCAATGAGAGCCGCCCCGCTTCGCCTTACTTCTTCTTCCAAGGTGGCGTTGCAGCCGCCGCAGGTGCAGCAGCCGGTGCGCCGCCTTCACACGGCTCATATCCGGCAATCTCATTCGATGCCTGATAGTTGCCCTCTGCGGGCTTGACCTTCACCGTAATCATCATCGGCTTGTCGTGGAGGTCTGAACTTTCGTTTGGCATCATGACGCCAACCGACCGGCAGATGGCCGAGAGCGTGCGCTGGGCGATCTCCTCGGCAGTCTTGTTGGGATTGTTGAGGTTGAGCCGGTCCATCAGGCTCACGCCTTGGTGCGGCCCTTCGATGATCTGGCAGGTGAGCACCAGCATCGAGCCGGTCTGTGCCTTGGTGGGGCGCTCCTCGCTCTTGGTGATCACAGACTTGTACTTGCCAGCCGGGATCGTTTCGCGCGGTGCACTCGGCTCCACGACATTCGCATCAAATCCATTCAGTCGCATTCTCTTCTCCTACTTTGCTACAAATGCTTCAAAAGGGTTCCCGCTCTCGAACGTGAACGGCAGCGGCTGGGTGATGTTGAAACGGTTCTTCGTCACGCTCGAGGCTTGCGGGAAGCAAATGATTTCCCGGTCGCCTGTGCTGATCGCCCGCTTCTTGTCGCCATCACCTCGGACGTAGGTCTTGAGCCGGATCAGGCCCACGAGGTCTACGTTGTCGGTGTAATGCGGCAGTGACTTCTTGTGCATCCGCACCGTGTATCTGGCGAACGGATCGAAGTCGGGCAGATCGAGCGTTTCGGTGTCAGCGTGGCCGATAAAGACCACGTTCATTCCGCGTTCGTAGGCCAGTGCGCCAGCCCATTCCCGCACCTGCCGGTGTTTCTCCGCAGCGGTATTATAGCCCGCTCCGTAACCGCCACCGGCTTGGTTGATGCTCTTGGCCTTGGGATCGGCTGCGACGATCTCATGCTCGATAAGCGTGGCAAGCTGCGTGATGCTATCAATCACCACCGTCTTGAAGTCATGCTCCTGCGTTGCCAGTGCTTCAATCTGGTCAAGCACTTCCTGGCTCGATGAGACCAGCGGGAAAAGCATCACCTCGTCATTGCCAGCAAGGGATGCCGTGCCGTCTTCTGTGCGGATGAAGACAGGCCTCGGGAACATCGCAGCCAAGGTTGATTTGCCCATTCCGCCCTCACCGAACACCGTTGCGATGATGGGGCGTTGCCCTTTCGGGCGCTCCAGTTTCTTCAGATCAATTGCCATCCTTCTCGGCCTCCTTAACACCGAGTATCCTCATTGCCTCTCGCAGGTTCTCAATAGCGCACCGAACATGATGGGCGCGGTTCTCTTTGTCAGTCTTTGCAATGACCAAGTGGTCGCGGGCATACTGCAATGCGTCTGCTGCTCCGTAGATGTCCCTGCTCATTCCGCCACCACCTTCACGCCAATCTTCCCCGGCGTTGCAGTGATGGCCTTGGCTGCGATGGACCAGAGATCGGGCCGTTCTTTTGCAAGCCACTTGCATCCGGCATCGTCGACTTCGATCTTGATCTTGATCGGCCAAGCTTCGGCGGGCATGTCATGCTTGACGGTCTCCCAGATGCCAAAATCGATCTTGCGATAGATCGGCTGGGTGAGCGTAACCCGATACGGCTCGACCTTGTGCGTGATCGCGCCTTCGGTCTTCGCGTCCAGTGCTTCGGTGATGTCTTGCTCGATCTTTCGACGAGCCTCAATGGCCTCGTCTTCACGGCGTTTGGCTTCAAGCCAGGCCCCGCAAAGGCCCGTGATGTTGCTGCTCATGTCAGCCTCCTTTTCTCTCAACGGAATGGCTTATTGCATATTTCTGAAATGCGTGCAATAGAAAAAATTGCAATCACCAAGCAGGAGACTGACCATGCTATCCATCGAAGAGATTCGCGCCCGCCTTACCGGGGCTGACATTCCCGAGATCGTCAAGGCCACCGGCCTTTCCTACAACACGATCAAAGCGATTCGGGATGGCGCTCCCGGCGCTCGATATGAGACGATCAAGCTGCTCACGGAGTTTTATGAAGGCCGTGCATTGTGAGAGTGTTGGTCGCTTGTGAATACTCTGGCACGGTGCGGGATGCCTTCGCTGCCAGAGGCCACGATGCTTGGTCTTGTGACCTGCTGCCGACCGAACGCCTTGGCAATCATATCCACGGAGATGTGCTTCAGCATTTGCACCGCAACTGGGATTTGATGATCGCTCACCCGCCTTGCACGCATCTCGCAGTTTCCGGCGCTCGATGGTTCAAGGACAAGCAGATCGAACAGGCCGAGGCGCTCGACTTTGTGCATCGCCTCATGGACGCACCTATCCCGCGCATTGCCCTTGAAAATCCGATCAGCATCATATCGAGCCGCATCCGCACGCCAGACCAGATTATCCAGCCGTGGCAATTCGGGCACGGCGAAACGAAGGCAACTTGCCTTTGGCTCAAGAACCTGCCGAAACTGCTGCCGACTAACATCGTGGAAGGCCGAGAGGCGCGCATTCACAAGATGCCGCCGGGGCCAGATCGCTGGAAAGAACGCAGCAGGAGTTTTGAAGGCATCGCTCAAGCGATGGCTGAACAATGGGGGGCCGTGCATAAATGACCATCATCGAGAGTATCAAGCAGTACACCGAACTTGGCTGGTATCTTGTCCCGATCCCGGCAGGGCAGAAGGGGCCGACATCCTACGGCTGGAACCAGAAGGACAAGGCGCTCACCGGCCAGGGTGCCATCGACTTCTACTCCAAGAATCCGACTTGGAATGTCGGCCTCATCCATCAATGGACCGGCACATGTGCCATTGACATCGATCACATGGAATGGACGAGGATCATCTTCGAGGGGCTGGGGCTAGACCTTGACGCCTTGATGGCATCGACTGCCAGAATCCGTGGGCGTGAGGGCCGAGGCAAGCTGATCTTCCGCGCCCATCGGGATGACCTCTCCCGCCATTCCATCGCATGGCCGAACAAGGATGGCCGTGGCAACACAACCGTCTTCGAGCTTCGCGGTGGGCCGGTGCAAGATGTGCTGCCGCCGTCGATCCATCCAGACACGATGCAGCCCTATGTGTGGGAGGGGTTGCCGTTCGATCAGATCCCGATCTTGCCGCGTCAACTCCAAGTCATGTGGGACGAATGGGACAAGTTCCGTCCGCAAATGATGGACTTGTGCCCGTGGAAGGTTCGGCCTGAGTATCAGGCCCCGGTTCGGATTCGAGCACCTAATCCCGGCACATCGGTGATCGATGCCTATAATGCGGCGCACAATATCGGAGAGTTGCTGGTCAAGTATGGCTATCGCCGCACCGCACCGAATCGGTATCTAAGCCCGAACAGCGGCACCAAGCTGGCCGGTTGCAATGTGTTCGACAATAACACCGCCTTCAGCCATCACGGTTCCGATCCGTTCGGCAACGAACACGCCTTCGACTGCTTCGAGCTTTACCTACAGTTCGAGCACGCCGGGAACATGAGTGCGGCGATCAAGAACGCAGCCCTCTTTCTGAACATCACGACCGATCCAAGCCATGAGTGGACGCCCGAGAAGCAAGCCGAGACTGACCACGGCAAGGCAGCAACTCCCGGCGTGCTGCCTTCCAAACGCACCACCACTGTCACGCCCGACAATCCGCTGGCATCTATCCCGGCGCACCTGCTTTCGATCCCTGGCGTGCTCCAAGACGTTGTGCGGTACTATGAGACAACCGCCATCAAGACGCAACCGCAGTTTGCCGTGCAAGCCGCCATTGCCCTTGGTGCCGTTGCAATGGGGCGGAGATGGACAACCAGCCAGCGCAACTTCAGCAATCTGTATCTGCTCAATATTGGCGAGACTGGTTGCGGCAAAGAACACGCCAAGACGGTCATCGAGGCCATGCTCGATGCAGCCCAGCTAGGGCATCTGCTAGGGCCAGCCGGTTACACCAGCGCCAGCGGCGTCTTCTCGGCTCTCATCTCCCGGCCCATTCACGTTTCCGTGATCGATGAGTTGGGGCGCACGCTCAAGAGCGCAGCCAACCGCTCGATGCAGCACAAGGCTGATTCCTTGACCGCCATCATGGAATGCTTTGGGCGGCAGGATGGCGTCTTGCGGCCACAAGGATATGCCACCATCGGCTTAACCAAGGAACAGGCAGAGGCATTCGAGAAGGTCATCAGAAGGCCTTCCTTGACGCTCTTAGGCATGTCTACGCCATCAGAGTTCTATGGGGCCATTTCAGGCGGCGACATTGCGTCCGGCCTTTTGAACCGCTTCCTAATCGTCAAGTCTGAGATCGGCGTGCAGATGAGCCAGGAACGGCGGATCGTGCCGATTGGTGACCGCATCATTGGATGGCTCCAAGAACAGGCACAGGCGCACTCTGGGGCCGGAAACCTCACCGGCACCAATACCTATGATATGCCGCCCGATCCCGTCGAGGTGCCATTTACACGGCCAGCAATGGACATCCTGCGGGACTACGAGGCCGAACTGGTCGGAGCGATCAAGAGCGAGAACGAAACCGGCCTCGAGGCGATGTACAACCGCAGCCGTGAGATCGCCATGCGGATCAGCCTGATTGTCGCTAGGTCATTGCTAGAGACCGAGATCGGACCTGAGCCTATGCAATGGGCGATTGATTATGTCCGGTTCTACAATCGGCGCGCCATCGCCATGTTCCGGGACAACATGGCTGAATCCAGCCATCAGGCGATCTGCAAGGCTGTCATTGCCAAGCTTAGGGCATCAGGTCTCAAGGGGCTGACCGAGGCAGAACTGGGCAATCGCATCTCTGCGTTTGACGCCTTGACGCTCCGAGACCGGGGCCAGGTGATGGACAAGCTGGTTGCCGACTACGGCATCCAATGCCGCCACACGAACAAGGGCCAGCGAGGAAGGCCTCGCATGGCGTGGTTTATCCCGGCACAGGAGGCTACGGAAGATTGACCTAGTGACATATCATTTTGATAGGGCCTCGGAGCGATCCGGGGCCTTTTCTTATTTAAGGGGTCTTATTCGAGGGTGGGGCGTCACCCGTAAATGGATCGTGCAAGTGCTTGATGTTGCTAGTGTTGTATGTATATAGAGAGAATTATACTATTTATATATATTACAGTACCACCACGCCACCACCCACCACCAGCCACCCGTCCGGGTCTCCCCTTCCGCCTTCACCCATAAATCATTTAATTGCCTTTAATGCCGTGATCGGCCTAAGCCATTGAAAGCACAAGCCAATCTGCAATTCTTTGGCGTTTTTGGTGCTTACGGCTATATAGGACGTTAATTAAAAGCCTAGCAATTTCAAAGGCTTAGTATTGGCGTTTATCGGGATGGCGCTTTCTTGCACTTTTCTGCAACATAACGCTTGCAAGTTTCTGCAAGGTATGGGATAAAGGGACATCAACAGCGCAGGGCAATCCCGCCACTGCACAGCCCAAGGAGGGTTACATGCTTCTCGCTTCTTCCGCTTCCTACCGCATCCTCGCCGACCGCGCCGATGGTTCGGTTCTTGAATGCTTTACATGGCGCAAGTCGCCCGAGGCTGGCATCGAACGCGCCAAGCGCGATGCGGTGGCCTTCGGGTTCGCTGGCCTCACCAACTTCCGCGCCGAGCCGGTTGCCTAACCGAGGGGCCTAGCGCCCCTCACCCACCCACCCAATAGGAGCCACCAATGACCACCGCAAACGACATCATCGCCAAAGGCCACACCGCAATGGCCGAACTTGCTACTTGCCCCCGCAAGCTGCCCCAGACAGGCGAGGAAGCCATCCTCGTCATCGAGGAGATGCGCCGCCGCACCAAGTCCAAAGCCGCCCGCATCAAGATGGCAGACATGGCGATCAGCATCGGCAACCTGACGCCCCGCGCACGTTCGATCTGGATCGTTTATAGGGCAGAGGAGGCCTCCAAGTGACGAGCCAGCCTAAGCCCAATGGACGCCCGCCAAAGTATCCGTGGCGCACCATCGAGATCGGCGAATCCTTCTTCGCTCCCGGTCGCAGTTCCAAATCGCTCCAGCACGATGCCGCCCGCTACTACCGACCACGCCGCTACACCTGCCGCAAGATCAGCCTCAAAGGCATCATCGGCACCAAAGTCACGAGGACCGAATGACCGCCACTTGGACCCCTATCACCAAAGGCGAGCGAAAGCCCGAAGGATGTGTCCTTGTCACCTGTACCTACGAGACAAGCAAATTCGAGCTTGCCATGTTCGGCGGTCCCGTCGAAACTTTCCATCGCATCCGCATCGCCCGATGGAACAAGACGAGCCAGAGATGGCACGACGACGGACCCCGAGGCGAGAAGCTCAATAACGTAACCGCATGGATGCCACTGCCACCCCCCTATGAGGCCACCCCATGACCGACTTCGCCGTCAAAGTCACCGTTCGCAATGCCAGACTCCTTCGCGCCATCAAGGCCGCAGGGTTTGCCACACAAGCCGATCTCGCCCGCTTCATGGGCAAGTCTCCGCAACACATCAACGCGATTATAAATTTCCGCGAAAAGCCCATCGCCAACGGCGACTGGTCAGAACTCGCAATGGACATCTCCTCCGCGCTCCGCACCGAGCCGGAAGAACTCTGGCCGCACCACATGCGAGACCTGCTCACCGCCCGCAACTCCATCGAGGCAGAGATCGACGCCGAGCAACTTGCCCAAATCGCCGCACCATCGAGCCTGGAAGTGGACAAGCCGCTTCTCGCCAAGCTGGTCGCTGCCATCACCCACCCAAAGCGCCGCGCCATGATCGAAGCCCGCTTTGGCCTCACCGGCGAACCGGAACAGACGCTCGAGGACATCGCCAAGGACTATGGCGTCACCCGCGAACGCATCCGGCAGAACGAATTGAAGGCCTTCCGCGAGATGCGGGAGAAGGCGAGACGCATGGGTGTCGCCGTGCCAAAGCATCCATATCGGTATTGATTCCCCTGCGGTTTACTCCTCCCGCCGCAGCAACTCAGCCCCGCCCTTGTGGCGGGGTTTTTTTTGCTCTATATTGCGCCGCATGACAGCAGACGAACTCATCCAATGGCGCACCTCCGTTGCCCTATCGAAGCGCAAGGCAGCAGAAGCCCTTGGCCTCGCACGCAACACCTTCCGAGCCTATGAGACCGGCAAGCAACCGATCCCGCGATACATCGAACTTGCCGTTAAGGCAGTCCAGAAAACCGACAATAAAAAGGACAGCAATGCTGACCTATAAGCTGATTCCAACCGCCGACCTCATCCCGTACGCCCGCAACAGCAGGACACACTCCGAGGCCCAGGTCACCAAGATCGCATCCTCGATCAAGGAGTTCGGGTTTATCAACCCGGTGGTGACGGACGGCAAGAATGGCATCGTGGCGGGCCACGGGCGCGTCCTGGCGGCGAACAAGCTGGGACTGAAGGAAGTGCCGTGCGTAGAAGCAAGCCACCTCACGGAGGCCCAGAAGCGCGCCTATGTCATTGCCGACAACCGGATGGCGCTCGATGCCGGATGGGACTTCGAGATGCTCAAGGTTGAATTGAAAGACCTCGAAGACATGAAGTTTGATCTGACTATCACCGGCTTCGATCTAGGCGAGATGGCGTCAATGTTTGATCAGCCTGTTGTTCCAGATAGCAGCACAAAAGAAATTGATCCTGACGAATATGCAATGGATCATAGATGTCCAAAGTGCGGATTTGAATTTGATGAATAAGCCTGATTGCGCTTGGAATTTGACTGACCTTGCATCAGTGCCAAAGAATGGCATTAAGGTCATGAGCACCTTTGCTTGCGGTGGCGGATCATCAATGGGCTACAAAAGAGCCGGATGCGAAATCATTGCAGCAAATGACATCGACCCTGAAATGGCTTGGCACTACAAGCGCAATCTCAATCCACCTCATTATTTTCTTTGTCCAATCCGTGACTTGCTGACTGCTGATCTTCCTCCGGAACTCTTCAAACTCGACATCCTTGATGGCTCGCCGCCCTGCTCAACATTCAGCATGGCAGGAAGCCGCGAAAAGGCGTGGGGAAAGGACAAACACTTCCGTGAAGGCCAGGCAAAGCAAGTGCTGTCTGACCTTTTCTTTGATTACCTTGACCTTGTTGAACGGCTCAAGCCGAAAGTTGCAATTGCTGAAAACGTCAAGGGAATGATCCTTGGCAATGCCAAGGGCTATACCAAGATGGTCATGGCGCGTTTTCGTGAGATTGGATATCGGCCTCAATTGTTTCTTTTAAATGCTGCTGACTGTGGAGTTCCGCAGCGGAGAGAGCGGGTGTTTTTTGTTGCAATCCGGAATGACATTGAAGTGTTGCCGTTGAAGTTGTCACCAACGCATCGATGGATAGGTCCGGAAGAGTCATGCTGCGACGTGCAACATCTGATCAAAGAAGAACTAGAAGACACTCGTCACGTCTCAAATACAGATTTGACTTGGTGGCCGAAAACAAAACAAGGCGAGCAATATGCTGACGCTGTAGTGAGGGCAGGTCTAAAGGAGAAGCTATGGAATCATAAAAGGTTACATGCTTTGATTCCAGCCAATTCACTAACAGCCACGCATGAGATGATAAATCATTGGGATTCACCTAGAACACTTACTTTCCGCGAATGGAAACGCCTCGGCAGTTTCCCAGATGACTATCACGCCAAGACCGACAAGATTGGCAAATACATGATTGGCATGAGCGTTCCACCCAAGATGACTGAGCAAGTTGCGCGTGCTGTGATTGATCAATGGCTAATGCCAAAAGGAATTGCATCATGACCGAAGAAACCAAAGGCAAGCTAGGCCGCAAGCCTCATGCACCGACAGACGCGCAGCGCCAGCTGGTTTCGCTTCACGCAACGGTCGGCACCACGCATGAGAGCATTGCCGAAATCCTCGGCATCCACAAAGAGACGCTCTACAAGTATTATTCCGCTGAACTGAAGCAAGCTAGGGACAAGGCCAACGCAACCATCGGCGGTGCGCTCTTCAACAAGGCAAAGGCTGGCGATACAACCGCCATGATCTTCTGGCTCAAGACGCGCGCACGCTGGCGCGAAACCGTGGACATCTCCAACGAAGATGGATCACTAAGACCGGAGCCAGTCGCTGCCGCCGTCCTTGCTGCGCTCAACAAGATTTACGATGACGCCGAGTGAGCATCGAGCCGCCAACCATCAACGGCTCTATAAGTTCGCACGCACGATCTACCGCGCCCGCACCAACCAAGAGATGCTGCCGAACGAGCATCAACGGGCAATCTGCCGCAGCCTCGAACAGGTCTTCGCCCACCGCATCAAGCGGCTCATCATCAACGTGCCGCCTCGATCCGGCAAGACCGAGATTGCCGTCAAGGCATTCATCGCCTGGACCATCGGCCTCGTGCCTGATGCCGAATTCATCCACGCCAGCTATTCAAAGCGCCTCGCCACATCCAACGCATACGACATCCGCGCCATGATGCAGCACGAGACCTATCGATCGATATTCCCGTGGGTTTCGCTCCAAGACGATAGCAAGGCCAAGGATGAGTTCCGCACATCACACGGCGGTATCGTCTACGCAACCGGCGCAGACGGCACCATCACCGGCTATGGCGCTGGCAAGATGCGAGACGGCTTCGGCGGTGCCATTATCATCGATGACCCGCACAAGGCCGGTGAGGCAACCTCGCCCATCATGCGCCAGAACGTGATCGACTGGTATCAGACCACGATACAGTCGCGCCTCAACAAGACCGACACGCCAATCATCGTCATCATGCAGCGGCTCCACGAGGATGATCTTTCCGGCTGGCTTCTAGGCGGCGGCTCCGGTGAACATTGGGATAGCCTTGTCATCCCTGCCCGTGATCTAGATGGCTCATCGTTCTGGCCGGAACAATTCCCTCCCGAGATGCTCGACCGCCTTGAGCAATCCAGCCCATACGTTTTCGCTGGTCAATACATGCAAAGACCCGCACCGCTTGGCGGCGGCATCTTCAAGGACGAATGGTGGCGCTTCTATGAGGCAATGCCGCCGCTCAAGTGGCGGGCGATCTATGCCGACACCGCGCAAAAGACAAAGGAGCAGAATGACTATTCCGTTTTCCAATGCTGGGGCCAAACGCACACCGGACAGATCGTGCTGCTCGATATGGCACGCGGTAAGTGGGAGGCTCCGGAACTGGAAACGATGGCTCGGGCATTCTGGAAAAAGCATTTGGCAGCATCGGACAAGGGGCCGCTTCGAGCCTTCAAGGTCGAAGACAAGGTGAGCGGCACCGGCCTGATCCAGAAGCTAAAACGCGAGGGCATTCCGATCATCCCGATCCAGCGCAACGTGGACAAGATCACCCGCGCCTTCGATGCCGCGCCCTACGTCCAATCTGGCAACGTCTACATCATGTCGAACATTGATCACCTGGCCGATTTCATGTCCGAGGCCTCGGTCTTTCCCAACGGCACACATGATGATATGATAGACGCCGCAATGAGTGCAATTTCCGATATGACCGCGCCGCAGTCTGCTCCTGCGGTTCGCGCCTTGTGAGGTTCTAGATGGGACTTTTTGACCGTTTCCGCCGCCCGCAAGAGCGCAAGGAATCCGCTGCCGCCAAGCTGATGGTGATCAATCCAGGCCAAGCCGTGTGGTCTCCACGCAACTACGAGAGCTTCGCCAAGGAAGCCTATGGCAAGAACGTGGTGGCATATCAGGCCATCAACCGGATCGCTGACGCCATTGCATCCGTCAATCTTGGCGTCTACCGTGGCGAGACGGAACTGGTCGATCATCCGCTGATCACGCTGCTCGAGCGTCCGAATCCGCTTCAGTCCTATTCCGATTACGTTCGCGCCAAGGTGTCGTTCCTGATGATCGCGGGAAACGGCTACGAAGAGCGGTTCATGGTGGGCCGCGAGGTCAAGGAGCTTTACCAGCTTCGACCTGACCGCATGAAAATTGTTCCGTCATCCAATGGCATCCCGTCTGCATACGAGTACACGCTCGGGCAGAACAAAGTGCGATGGGAGATGGACCCTCGCACGCTCGAATGCGATGTGCGGCACTTGAAGCTGTTCAACCCGTTGAACGATTGGTACGGCATGAGCCCAATCGAAGCGGGTTCCTACGCCATCGATCAGAACAACGAAGCCATGAACTGGATGCAAGCCTTGCTCCAGAACTCGGCGCGTCCATCAGGTGCATTGACCGTCAAGGATTCCGGCACGCTATCAGACGAGAACTTTAACCGCCTCAAGGCCCAGATCGAAGAGCAATATTCCGGCTCCTCGAACGCCGGTCGCCCCATGCTCCTCGAAGGTGGACTTGATTGGCAGCAGATGGGCCTGTCGCCGACCGACATGGGCATCATCGAGGTGAAGTTCTCCTCGGCCCGTGACGTTGCCTTGGCCTTCGGCGTGCCGCCGCAGCTTCTCGGCATTCCTGGCGATAACACCTATTCGAACTATGCCGAGGCCCGTCTGGCGTTCTGGGAAGACACGGCGCTCCCACTGCTTCAGATGATAGTAAACGATTGGAACGCATGGCTCGGCTCCATCTACGGTGTCGAGATCAAGCCTGACATCGACAGCATCCCGGCCATTGCCGAGAAGCGTCTTTCGATGTGGCAGATGGCTGACCAGTCACAAGACCTCACCATCAATGAGCGCCGCGCCTTGAAGGGCTATGGGCCGACCGATGGCGGTGATACCTTGTTCGTGGCGTCTAGCCAGATTCCGCTTTCACTTGCCGAGGGCGACATCACCGGAGAGAATAACATGGCAGTGACCGGCACCACGAGCGTGCAGGAAACCGCTCTTAACGGCGCACAGATCGCATCAATGGTGCAAATCGTTCAGTCAGTTGCCGATGGCATGTTGCCAGCCGAGAGTGCAATCCAGATGATGCTGGTTGCCTTCCCCGGAATGGACGAAGCAGAAGCCCGTTCGATCATAACGCCAGCGGCATCATTCGAGCCGCGCCTCACCGAGACAGACATCAAGGCACTGGCCTATGGCTCGAAGGCTGGTTGATTCGAACACGCGCCGCGAGGTGCGCCGTCAAGGCGCATTACTCGATAGGCTGACAACTCAATTCCGTGGCCGTCTTCAGCGTGAGATCGCAACCGCCATGCGTGAGATGGTCGAGCATTGGGAGCAGACCGGCAATGTAACCTTGCCGCGCGACTTCCGTGATCGCATCGAGGCGACTTATCGCCAGATGGCAATTGCATCAATCACCACGTTCGGCTCTCGCATCATGGAGCAAGCCAAGGCGCGAGGCTTGAAGCTGGAGACGAAAGAGAGTTTCGCCCAGATCATGACGCGCAGGGCGTTGCGCTTTATTGAGCAAGAGGCGATCCGCCGCCGCATCACAGAGGTTACTGAAACCACGCGCGATCAAATCATTAGGGCAGTTCGGAAAGGCTATGAGGATGGTTTGGGCCAACGCGGCACCGCTTCATACATCCTCGATCTGGTGCCACAGATTTCGTCCTACAGGGCCGAGATGATAGCCCGCACCGAGACGCACGGCGCTGCCAACTATGGCTCCCAGGAGGCCGCGAAACAGACTGGCTTGCCCTTGGCCCGTGAGTGGCTGGCCGCTGCCGATGACCGCACCAGAGAGACGCATCGAATCGCTGCTACTCAACCGCCTGTGGGCATGGACGAAAAATTCAAGGTTGGCGATGCCGAACTCATGTTTCCCGGTGATCCAGAAGGCCCCGGCGATGAGGTCATCAACTGCCGTTGTGCTGTTGGTTACATCGTGGACGAAGCCGCCCTTGAGGCCATGTTGTGATTTCAATCAAGCAATGATATATTCCCCTCATGCCTAGCCCCGGCCCGACCGAAAACGAAGACGAGTTCATCTCCCGTTGCATGAGCGACGAGGAGGCGATGTCTGATTTTCCTGATGAAGATCAGCGTTATGCCGTCTGCATTTCCAACTGGGAAGGCAAGGCCGATGGGTTCTCTCCCAACGAGGCAATGGCACGAGAAGCCACACGCGGCCTCGAATGGCGTGATGAGTTCAACCGTGGCGGCACCGAGATCGGCGTTGCCCGCGCCCGTGACATCAAGAACCGCCGCAACCTTTCGCTCGATACCGTCAAGCGGATGGTGTCCTACTTCGCCCGTCATGAGGTGGACAAGCAAGGTCAAGGTTGGTCTCCCGGCGAAGACGGATATCCTTCCGCTGGTCGCATAGCCTGGGCGCTCTGGGGCGGTGATCCTGGCCGCTCATGGGCCAACGCAATAGTTCGCAGAGAAGAGGGCGACAAGTTCATGTCCGAACCGATCCAGCATAAGAACGTATCCCTCACGATCAAGCGCGAACCGGATCAAGATGGCGTCTTCGAGGGCTATGCCTCCGTGTTCGGCGTTGTCGATCAGGGAATGGATGTGGTCGAACGCGGCGCATTCCGCAAATCGCTCGGCTCTCGTAAAGTCAAGATGCTATGGCAGCACGATATGAGCCAGCCCATCGGCGTCTGGGATGACATTTACGAGGACGAGCGTGGCCTGTTTGTCCGTGGCCGTCTGCTCAAAGAAGTAGAAAAAGGCCGCGAGGCAATGGCGCTCCTTCGCGCCGGGGCCATCGATTCCATGTCTATCGGCTATCGCACAATGGAAGCCATACCCGAAGGTGATGGCCGTGTGCGCAAGCTGATGGAAGTGGACCTATTCGAGATCAGCCTTGTGACGTTCCCGATGCTGCCGGATGCAAAGGTGACAAACGTCAAATCGATCACAACCGAAAGAGAT